GATTGACTTCTCTCTATGCGTCTGTCAGTTCAACAAATGGACTGACAGTGTTCGTGCCGTTGCGAAGCGTAAGCGCCGAAGTAATCCACGGCTTACCGTCTTCGTAGTAGGAGATCTTCAGGGTTTCCTGATCCTTCAGGAAGTTGAGGATGCCCATGTCTGATTTCAGCGTTGCGCCCATTCCAGGCTTCACCATGTAGTAGTCCAAGTTGAGCAATCGAAGATCACCCTGTGTCCCAAGTGCTGGACTGATCTCGTTGAAGAAGATCGGAATACCCATGAGCGTTGCCGTTGGCAGCGCGCTACGTGCATCGCTAGACCAGATGAGCTGGCCCGCACCGTCGGCGAGAGTGCCAAGCTGTTGAATGATCCCAACTCGCTGGCAGACCCAGACAAACCGCCCACCACCATTCGACATCACTCTAGCAAGCATGTTCAGCAAGTCGATGTAGTTGATCTCGTCATCAACGCTACGCGCCACAGTAATCATCGCAGGACTAGACGCAAAGCCCTTCAGCTCTCCAGCGCCCGTTCCTGTCTGAATCTTGTCGTCACGCTGTGCAAGAACAGCACCGTTGATGAGAGGCTGCATCATAGATCCCATCTGTGGAGTATTCGCTTGCGACTCCTCAGAGACGGTCCAGAATGCACCAACCTTCTCAGGCTTAAACGTCACCTGCATGATCGACGGATAAGATGTCTCCGTTAGATCGGCCAGTTCCTTAGCCGAGTAGACGACAACCCCGCCAAAGACACCCTTTGAACCGGACTGATCGAATGCGTTATACGTGAACTCTGCATTCGGTGGGTCGGTCTTCGGAAGCATCCGAATCATAGAAGATAGCCATTGCTGATCTGGCGGAATCTGAAGAAGCTCGTTCGAGAATTGCGGGCGCATCCAGTAGCCGCCACCAACACCAGTCAGAGTGCTAAGTCCACGTCGTTCAATCTCGCCCTTGTGCATCTTCAATAGACGTTCAGGCGTTCCCATTCCACCGGCACCGCATGCACGAACTTCGGCAACCATCTCATCGAAGCCGCCAGCTTCATTGCCATAGCCGTAGTCTTCCTCGCGTGTACCATCTGCAACAGCAGCGGGCGCTCGCTGTTCCTGAATCGCAGCCGTCAATCGCTCTTCAGAAGCAGTTAACTTCTCTTCCATCTCTTCGTAGTGTGCCGTCGCATCGCCGGTAATCTCTTGAACGCGTCGCTCGACTTCCTCTTTAACCGTAGTTGGAATATCGCCAAGTGAATCGCCAATACTTTTGATCTTGACATTCAGCTCTTCAAGTGCCCGTTGCTCAGGGCTTGGATCGCCATCACTGCCGCCATCGTCCGGTACAGTCAGAATTCCGAACACAGGGAACAGCAACATGTTAATCAGTACGCGCCATAATCGTGTCATTTTACACCCCTCATGGTTTTCTCTATTACGCCTTGGAGCCAGAGCACCGAGTCCTGAAGCGTCCGGGTGTCTAATGACGGGCCTTCTGCTTTCACGAGTGTTGCTGCTGTCTCTATCTCTTCTCCCGCAGGAATTGGGACGCTATACGTCTCAAGGGTCTTGCGGAGATTTGCTACTTCCTCAATGAATCTCTCTTCGCTGCCTTCTTTCAATGCTATGTTCAATTCGCGTAGGCTGTTCGTCGCCATCCGCACCTGTTCCACGCCCGCCCCTGGAGTTGCGCCGAAGTTCTGCGTAACTACCGCAATCTCATATAGGTTGACTTCCTGTTTGTGCTCGATGCCTTCCTTGTCCCTCTTCGCTCGAATCGTTTTGAATCCGTGGCTCATGTCGCTGTAGTAGCCGGTTGAAGGATCGTCCTCATGTGGTAACCCAACATAGATCTCCATGCCTACAGTCGATTTCAGATTCGGTCGCCCTTCCTGAATGAGTAATCCAGTCTCATCTTCAACCACACCGCGCATCATTCCGCCTGGATTGTGCCAGTTATGATTCGCTGTCATCGGGAATGATCCGTTCCTACGGTCAATTGTGCGCTTGAATGATCCTGGATCGAAGATAGATTTATAGGAATCCAGAATGTCGAAGAGCGACCCATGAGCAACGAACACACCCTTGCTATCAATGTCGCGGATCTCAAGCGGAACCGTTCGTGTCTCAGTAAACATGACTACATCACCGTCCCTGAGCCTTCCCACACACACACAAGGACAGAGGTGTAGTTATTGTCGGCTTTGCTAGTCACAGTGATTAGGTAAGACGTGCTTTGCTTCATCAGCGTATGGTTGCCACCCTCTGCGCGAAGTTCCACCTTAGTCAGGATTTCCGTCCCACCTGTATAGCTGCTGTCTACATCGTCACGCTCGATCAAACACGCGCAATCGTCCGGCCAGTCACCTTGCCGATTACGGGCATAGAACACCATCGCTTCACCAGCAGTAGCAATCGTCACGCCCTCAGTAAGTGTAACATTGACCGTCTGATGCGAGACAACATCATCCGCCAGCCAATATGAACCCTTTGCCGGTGTCGTGACAACGATCTCAATCACATCGGCTATATTGTGGTCAGCTTCAAATACCGACGCCCGATACCCGCTGTCCATTATCGAACTATGTCTGAACCCCATACCACTCACCTCAATTTAGGCCAACGCGCACCGCTGCCCTCTGTTTAATTCGCACTGCCCCGCACGTCGGGCACGTCACCAGTTCTAGCACCATCCTGCCACATTCGCATTGCAGCCCGCTCATCTCTTCCGGCGTCATTCCTTCTTTGATCGCGAATACATGATGGCTACCCTTGCACATGCTCACCCCACCTCGTTCATCTGCGCCGAGGCACAATCATTCCGCCGCTTATCCGCCAACGTCAATTTATCTTTACCCTTCGCATAGTGCCGAGGATTCCCGCACATCACACAGGAGCAAGGGACACGAGTTCGCCTGAGCGTCTGCTCATAGGCTGAACCAACATACGAGAAGTCAGAATCTTGATGATAGGCGTCATAAATCCTAGCTAGTTTACGCGCCTTCTTCTTTCCTTCTTGCAAATTCAGATAGTGCATCATCCGCTCCTGTACATTGCCACACATCTGCACATTACGTCGTTCGTCCCATCACCTGGATAATCCGCACCGTCTGAGAACACATCATCAAACGCAATCCAGCCTTGCCCTGTGTTATTTACGTGCGCCGTTCTCACCCGATCATCACCTGCGTCCAGCCATGCCTTCTGTTTCGCTACACCGCTCTGTCTAGCCGACTCGTGCATGGCAGTCCCAGCCGCCTGATGCACCTCAGTGCGTGCAATCCGCATTGCGCGATAGACATCAGTCCCATCTTCCCATTCGTCGAATACATCCTTGATTCGCTTGGCTATCGTCACCATGCTTTCACCGCTCTTCATTCCATCGAGCACAATCGCACGAATGGCCTTCTTCGTCGTATCCTGTATCAGCTTCACCTCAGCAGCAGCATGAGCGTTGACGTACTTCTCAATCTCTTCTGACCACGGATCGAAGTCACGCTTTTCAATCGGGCCAATCGACCGCGGCACAAGCTCATCAAACGTATCCTCTCCGAAGTCCTCTATGACTGCCCTGTATACGGCGGTGAAGGTTTTCACCCATGCGCTCCGCTGGGATTCAATAGCCGAGTCGGTATCTACCTTTCCATTTGTGACAGCTTTGACTACAGCCGAGCTTTCCGCCGTAAACAGAGAGCTTACTTTCTTCGCTACATTGCGTTCCCATCCAAGCCGCTTCCGGTCAGTGGCGCGATAGTGAAGATCCAGCACCGCGCTCCTTGTTTCGATAGACCGAATTGACCGCTCTTTATCAATAGGCTCAGTCCTTACCGCATCAACAGGCAGTAGCTTCGCAGATACATATCCAACCTCTGGGCAGTCATCTTCATCAAAGCCAAGGCCCAATCGCTCGTTGATCGCCTGAGTAGAGATTCCCATGTCGAAGTACTTCTTCCCCTCTTCGGCGTTTGCTTTGCGCTTATCAACCATTGGCGGCGTACCGGACAGATCGTGATCAAAATAGATGCCCTCAAAGTGAGGCGCAAGTTGGATGTTCAACGTGGCCACGAATTTCTTAACCTCCGGAATGTGTGTCATGTTCCACGTCGCAATTTCAGACGCCTTCATGTTCTCGTATTTGGCGTTGACCAATCCTGTTGCCTCTGCGAATATCCCAAAGCCCGTGCATAGCTCTTGGTTCGTGAGGTTAGATCCACCCATAAAGTCCATCTCAGCAGGCGTCGGTGTTGTTGGAACATAGCCGCGCCCGTCTTCCAGGACTAATGCCTTGCGTGCGTTCTGAGGCCCTTCCTTAAACTCCTTTAGCTGTGCCATCAGTCGATCATACTGAGTCTTTTCCAGCACGCCCGTACTCATAACACCACTAGGCCACATTCCATTTATCATCGAGTGATACTGGAAGTCGGTGATTGCATTGCCCGTGTCTACCAACTTTGCGTTTGCCCTAAGAACAGGCTGGCCGAACAGATCGTTAGATGGACTGTAATTCTTGAAGTGTACGATCTCTTCTTCTTCAAACGGCACAGGATCCTCACCAGGGATAGTGTAGAAATAGATTAGCTTGCCCTTGTATGACTTGATGCTCACGCGGTCAGAGCGAAGCGGATCAAGCCTTACGTTATCGCCTAGTTGGTTGATGAACCAGTAACCATCCCCGGCCATACAAAGGAACAGCTCTATCCTGAACTTCAGTTCATCCATTGAAATCTTGGGGTTGGGATTGGCGAGCATTCGCGCTGCTGGATGTGTGTCTGAGGTAACATCCTTGGTGGCTATATCCTTCGCTACAATAGGAATCGACACCTGCGCGTCGCCTCTCATTGTCGTCAGTCTGTATACGAGCCAATGAGATTCATAGCCTTCAAGCACTGCCTTCTTGGTATTCCAATCCGTCCACTTCTCAACGCCGTACTGCATGGACTGCGTTGTCTGGATCGACGTTCTAGTTTCAGGTGCTAGAAAGTGAGCAAGGGCTATCCGAGGTCCATCGTTAGCCCAGTCTAGGACGGCATTACGTAAACGCCCCATATACTCCCCCCGTTCGAGCGCCGTCCGGTTGTCGCGCCCGTCGGAGAGATACTAACACATCGGGAGGTTATATACAATCAGGCGGCGTACCGATAGATTGGATAACTATATAGTTTATCGAGTAATACAAACATCAGCACAGCAAGCCAATCTCTCTTGGCAGTTTGGCGCTTTTGCTAATGTTGCACGTCTGGCAAGCAATAGCTAGATTTGAAGGAATGTGCTTCCCGCCCTTTGATAGCGGGTATATGTGATCAACGTGGCGTTTACCTAACGGGATAATCTCTCCGCACAAATAGCAACGAATCTTTGGTGCTTCCAGTGCTCGCTTGTAGATTGCGGCTATCTCAGCCTTCTGGGCAATCGTTATGCCAATCATTGTGCCTAACTTCAATGCACGATGTTTTGCGTGAAGAGCGTTTATCGCGTCTTTATTATCCTTTCGATAAGCTGAGGCATAAGCACGCATCTCTTCCTTGTGAGCGTCTCTGTAAATACGTGTTCGCTTGCTGATTTTCTCTTGATTCTTTGATCTGTATATACGTTTGCGCTCGCGGATCTTGTCCTTGTTGGCTTCACGATATACCACGTCTTTGGCTAGCTTATCGGTTTTAATGTATTGCAGCAATATCTCTAGCTATCTTCATTCGCCCTCCATTACCAGGATAAATGCTCTTGTGATTGCTAGAGGGGCGATGTTGGCACGGCTAAATCCTATCGCCTCGCCATCCACGGGAGCGAAAGATGCCTCCCACAAAAGAGGCCCGCCGCAAAGTTCAAGGTCTAATCCCTTTTTGAACCCCATAAACTCAACCAGTTCCCACGCCATGGCTATGTCTTTCAGATAGTCACTGTTCTCGCGCCATATTTTATCGCCATCAATCTGTGTCCAGGCACGCCCGCTTTCATTGTGAACGTTATACCCGCCGAGCACCTTGTCGCCATGAAGACATCTTAGAGCCTTCCACCACAAAGCATCGTCCGTCATCGCCATCACTTCGTCTCGCGTCATCATCTACCTCCTACACATCAATGAAACTGTTATCGCTTCTCCTCGGTGTATCCCTAACCTTCTTCGACTGACGTATCGACTCGATCTCCGCATGGTTGATAGCGTGAACAGCCATCTGCTTATGCAACAGTCCGTTACGATGCTTCAACGCAAGTTCCTTCTTACGCCAACGCTCTATAAACGCCGTCGTCTCTCTGCCTCGCTCGGGCTGCTCTGCATCGAATGCAGCGATCATGTCTTCAAGCACTAAGATTGGACATTGTGTTTCCACTAGGCCTCCTTGATCTTAGTTGATAGTCCCTTCATGAGATTGTGAATTGTGCTCTTCTGTATTCGTTGATGGATACGCCATTCTGCAATTCGCGTGTTTTGCCGGATGCGTTAGTCCCCCGGGTGGTGCATAGTGCCATCGATCAGAGCTTTCGCTATAGGACTTACGGGCACAGCAATCACCTCCTACAAATCCACGAAGAAAGCGCCGTGGCCTTCCTTCACATCCAATCTCAGCAACCGCCTCATGCCAATTACCATCGCATCCATTCCGCCTGGACTCCACGAGGCTCCATCAATCCAGTTGCATAGATCGTACTCAAGCTTAGGCAGATGCCCAATTATACCGCACTGTGCACGCCCCCACCTAGCCTTCACTGGCAAAGCCCTGACATACTTATTCTGTATTGACGGGATCATGTTTGGGTTCTTGTCTAGCGGGGCCATTGAGATCATAGCTTGCTCAACGCCCATCTCTCTAGCAATCGGGTTGATCGTCGTGCGGATCATCTCGCCGCCTGCGTTCGACTCAACAAGGATGTATATCTCATTGCAGACTGGAGCCCATCGCTCAACAGCATCTACAGCCGTCACGCCCCATTTCTCAGGCGGTGCAACTTCAGTCAGATCTTCCAGAGCGTAGACGATACCGAGCGCATCCTGGCCACATGGAACGATACCGCATGTGTCGCTCCCTGGCTTAGACGACTTACTAGGATCAATCGGTATAACGATGATCTCCCAGAACTTGGGCGCTATATCTGACTCAATGCGATAGGCGTCAATCATGCCTTGCGTCCACAGTGCGCCAGGCGTCTCCCAGATGTCCTCTGCGAGAATCTCCTGACGGTATGAACGATCGTCCATATCAAGCGTGATCTCTTCCAGTGCTACCTTGCTCAGGTGAGGATTATCGTGCGAGGTGAAGTGAAAGCACGCCCAGCGGCCTGTCGTGTCAGTCTCTGCCTTCTGATACATGTGTGCAGCGAACATAGGATCACGCGCTTTAGACTTAGCCGCGCTCTCTGAATCAGGAGGTGTGTAGATGAACGTGGTTGTGCCATCGTTGTCTAGCATCATCGGGGCGCATACCTTCGTCCAGACACGTTCATCCATCATCTGGAACTCGTCAAGGATAATGTCGTCGCCATAGTCACCACGAGCTGTATCAGAATTCCACGCTGTCTTGGCCTTGATGCGCTGCTCTGTGCCAGATAGTTCTATGAAGCGTGATGATTCGTTCTTCTTGAATACGCCACCGGCAACCGCATCACCCAGTGCACGTGTGATCTCAAACCAGAAACGCTCTGTCTGCTCTTGCGTCGGAGCCATGTAGAGAACGCGATGGCCTGCTAGGAACTTCTGAACGGCACGTATAGCGATGCCTGATGTCTTACCGCCACGTCTGCCAGCTCGAATGACAATACGCTTCTTAACGCTGTCGACAAACTCAGCTTGCTTTGCGTGCGGCCTACGAAGATGGATCTTCAGGTTCGTCATATACCACCGTTAGTGTAATGTCGCCAGATGCGTTCACGTCGTGGGTATCCTTCCACTTATCGCCAGCCACGTTCTTAAGGTAGAACTGGATCGCTCGTGCATCTGGGTGTTTGACCTTTTTTATCTTTCCAAACTTGATACTTTCCTCTTCGTATGTGTATCCCTTGCATAGACGGAATAGAGCATCCTCTACGTCACGAATTGGGTTCTGCTTGCCCTCGGCTATGGCCTCCGAAAACTCAGGGTGCTCAACCTTCCACAGTGACACGGTTGAAGTAGCGACCTGTAGCACGTTCGCCATATCCTCCTCAGTCAATCCACGCTCTGCTAGTTGTCGGATAATAGGCACGTGAATCTTGGCATCGTACTTCGTTGGTCTACCCATCGACCTTCACCGGCTCCAGTCCGTGTGATGCCATGCGCTCTAGCACCACAGCGACGTACTTCGGCTCTAGTTCCATGCCGTAACATACGCGGCCCTCTTGCTCAGCAGCGACTACGGTTGTTCCTGAGCCGAGGAACGGGTCTGCTACGTTACCTTCCTCCATGCTAATCAATCGCGCAATCAGAGACACAGGCTTTGTAGTCGGATGCAAGAAGTCTCTGTCCTCTCCATTTGTGAAGAAACCAGCCCACTTATGGCGCAATACATCTCGCTTACGTTTCGACGATGACCAGATCAATTCAAAACATGATCCGAACATCTTGTCAGCAGAATCATCAAGCCTCTTATCCCATACTAACCATGCCCCACTATGCTCTGTGTCTCCAAGGCTTGACGAATAATAATCAGCGCCAAACCAGAATTGACTATCTGGAAGCGGCAAGGCAATAGATCGAACATCAAACGGCACATCGTCTCCAATCACTTTCTCATAATTAACGCTTCTTGATCCCATCTTCCTTTTTCCGACAGCCATCTTTGAATAGTCAGTGTCTAGATTCATTCCGTATGGCGGATCTGCTATTAGGATTCCTACTTCCACCCCGTCCATCAGCAATGCCACATCCCCTCCATCCGTCGAATCCCCGCACATCACACGATGCACTCCAGCCTTCCCAGGTATCTCCCAGATCTGCCCGCGCTCAACTTCCCACTTTTCAAGCAACTCGGCAGCCTTATCCACCATATCGGCAGCGGCGTCTGAGTCGTCTTCACCGGCTGGCTCATCAAACCCCATCGTCTCGAAGTCTATCTCGCCAAGCAGCTCGCCCTTCAAGTCCTCAAGCACAACTTCGTCCCACTCGCCCAACGTTGAGATCTGATTATCTGCCAACGCGAGAGCCTTGCGCCGTGGATCGTCCGTCTTCAGATCAACGCGTCGGACAACCACAAGCTCGTTGCCGTTCGTCTCGATCTCGCGGACTGGTATGCCAAGCTCTTGAGCCTTGGTGTATACGGCGTTGCCACCTATCACCACACCGTCAGCGTCTACCACGATGGAGCGACCAGCGCCTAAGTCCTTCAGCGACTTGCCTACGGCGTCCATGTTGCGTGCAGGATGCGTCCTCGCGTTACGCGGATCTAGTTCGTACTTCCTCGGTCTACCGCCTGCGTGTTTCTCAGTCATCAGTCACCTCCGCGCATGGGCCGAACGACACATAGCCGTCTGTGGGCGGTCCACCCCATACCCACTGCTTGCCATCCCACATACCGAACCAGGCGTTTGCCATATACATACCTGGCTCATCAGGCCGACCACCAAATACCCCCGTCTTATCTGACGTTCCGTATGCAGCCGGGCACACATCGCCGCCATGAAGCAGGACGAATAGCTCTGTTATCAGCCAGTAGTCACGCGGCGTCTTAGGTGTGCGCTCGTATAGCTCCATGAGCCGTTCGCACTTCGGGCATTCAGTCATCGTCCAAGCACCTCTCACCAAACTCAGCCGCACGCGCTTCTGCTAGGTTCAGGATGATACTGTCGAATGGCAATAATCGCAGATGAAGATTGCTTTCGTCTTCGGATAAGTCGCCTCCATATACAGAGAGCGCCTTAGCATTCGAGCCTTCAATGAACACGTCGCACTCTCCATCTTCAAGGATCTCAACCGTTATCCTATCTTTCTCAGCCACGCTATCACCTTTTAGGCGCTTGGTCAACCCTGCCGCAGACGAATGAAGGGGTAGAGGGAGTCCAGATTGATGCCTTGTGATAAGGCTCTGGGGAAACCCCGCCAAGCTTGCCTGCGTATCTCACTACGCGTGCCGTCCGTCGAACATCATTTCACGTCACCTGTCACTTCCTCGCGATATACAATATCGACTGGAATAGGAGCTATCTCTGGTTCGTTCCACTCCCATACCTGACGACAATGCGGACACCGACGTAATTCATTCATCGTATTACACACATCCTCCCACGTTAGCATCTTCCCGCACAGGCACCAGAACGGCTCATTCCACGCCATGTTTACCTCTCCTCTTGACAACAACAGCACTCCCCGCGCCGCCGATAGCACCACCCCCGCCAACGATTAGCGCCAGCTTCCAAAGCTGTGCCCTCATCTCTCGATTGTCCTCACGCCGCGCCTCCTCGTTCGCTGCAATCGTCTCTCTCAGGTTATCCATCTCGCGGCAAAGCCAGAACACCATCCAGTTCTGCTGATCATCATCCGTTTCGAGAAACTCATTCCGCTGACTATCGCGCAGAACGTCAATGGCGGAATCCTGGGCGCACACCTTGACGCAAGCAAGCGCAACGAGGGCAACAACAACCAGCCAGAATGTGATCTTGCTCTTTCTACGAACCACATCTCACCTCACACTCATTCGCGCACAGCTTGATCCACGCTAAGCCGAAGATTGCGCCTGCTGTATACAGGATCGCCATGCCTATCCACGGGTTCATTTGGACCACTCTGGGTATTTATTCATGAGCTTTCGCAACGTTGCCAGCTCTCTCGTTTTGATCGTGTCGTTTGTCTGTGCATCCTTCTCTTCCATCAGTCGATCAGCCTCTTCCTGGCCAATGACGCCAGCATCCACTAGATAACATAAGCCTGGCATATCATCCAACTTCAATCTTGCACCATCGTCGTAGTCATGCGTTGGTGTAATTGCGACATAATCACCGCCGCCAAGGTTTAGCACGATTTGCCAGCTAAAGACATACGCGCCTACAATGGTCTTGCCAACCATGTCATCTGCTTTCGTTAGCTGTTTCATTTCATCCTCCCTACTCGATACATTATACCCGATCCGCCGTGCAGAACACAGTTTAGAACACCATCCACGCCTAGAACCTAATCGCCTTGACCGGACCTTCGCAATAGATTGATAGTTCGATTGCTGTCTCTACGGCTTCCTCTGGACTGTGCCCCATGTGCATAGCGGCAAGTGCATATTCCATCCCAGCGCCAATCGCCTCGAACGTCTTGATGTCCTCAATAAACCAGCCGTTAGCATGGAACGCTCGTGGGCCAATGCCAATGATGTAAGCATTCTCTATTCCTTTCTTGTCTATGCGCTTGTTCTTCCAGTCAGCGAATTCTGATAGGAACTCAAGGATGGCAATCTCTGTGCTATCAGCGATGCCGTGAGTCCTCAGAAACAGCCTCAATAGGCTGGTCTCTTCGCACGTTCCCACTGCGCCAACTATCACACCATTCTCCTCGAATAGCTTGGACGCAGATGTGTTATCGCCCTTACGCTGCGTGTACGCCCGAACCGATATTGAATCAGCAGCGATCTCGTATCCAGATTCCGTCACCTTGCAGGCTACAACACTCACAATTCAACTCCTCTAATCATCCGAACACCATCCACCGCACGAACGCGAGCATCCCCCACACGGCCAGCGATACTAGGCTGATTGCTATCAGGACGCCGATTGTCCTACGTGGGCCGGGCGTCATTTCTTACCAACCGTGATTGTCTTCCCGGTATTCTCATCGAGCTGAATCATACCGCCGACCATCCTTACTCCTGCCAGCGCAGCATACAGTCCTCGGGCTCCTTCCTCGTTCTCGCCGAAGTTGTATGACTCGGTACAGCTATGGCTGCCAACTACAACGGTCCATCCATCTATGGTTCTCAGACAGAACGAAGTTACTATGTAGTTAATTCTCTCAATCGTGTCGTCATCCGCTATCACTTCTAGCCAGATTTTGTTCATCTCTTCCCCCTCGTCGGTCGAAAGTGATTCGCCGTCTTCGGCGGTCTTGCAGCCATCCAATCCCCGCACTTCACGCAGCGTATACGGTCAGGCGGTGTTGCCTTGATCCACTCTTTCGTAACAGCGCCGCACTTCTCACACTCGTATCGGATGCGCTTCATTGCCCCATCTACCTCCATCCCTTAACCGTGACCTTTCGTTGTTTCCTGTAGTTTATTACAGCAAGCACTCCCATACCGCACACCTTCATGCTCTTCGATGGATACCCGCCTTCGATGGCGACCCTATTCATTTCCCTCTTCATGGCATTTACCCCGCCGCGAAGCATAATCTTTTCTGCATATTGGAAAGTGTCTATATCGTTATGCTCAAGCACCCATAGCCCATCATGTACATGCGCCTCCATATCTTTCGCGCCAGTTATTTCAACTTGACACTTAATGGCAGCCATACAAGCCTCTGAGTTGCTTTTCCATGTCCTAACTACCGAAGATGGAAATCTAATACATCCTACGCGCGATGACTCTGCAATCTGTAATCCGTTTTTGTTTAACCATTCATAGATTTCCGTTTCAGGATTCTCGTTATACGCTATTCTTGCCTTGAATTTTGTGAAAGCAGAGATGGGCTTTATCGAGGTGCTTCTTCTATAAAATGCTCGTGCTTCTTCTATTGGCCCATCCGACTTAAAAACAATCGCAGGAACCTCCGCTATATCTCCGCGTCGACGGACTGCTTCTATCCTATGTTGCCCATCGACAACATACATGAGTCCATTCTGACGCCGCATTACAAGAATTGCGCCGAATGACTCCCATGCGAAATTACGAGCAATATCCAAGATATTTTTCTTACTAATATCTTTCCCATCTCTCTGGTATATAGTGTCAACGTTTAGATTGGATACATCAACCATTTCAAAATGCCCAACATTGCCTATCTCTGCCCAATTGTATTTCTTTACGTTATTCATCACGCCTCCTTTGGAACGAAATGCACCACGTCAACCTCAACGCTTCCACCGGGCTTGACTGGTCCAGCTTCGTGATTGATTAAATTCCTTACACCATCACAAATGCCTATTATCTCGCTCAATGCCTCATCTAAAGCCTTGTCATGCAATCCCTCGTACCCACAAGGCGTTGGAATATCTAGAACACGCCCTGCTACAGATAGGACATCTAACAGCGCACCCAGTATAGGAGTCAACTTCTCAGCAATGATGGCCTCGGCATAATTAAGCGAATCGTCACCGTAGATATCGAGCAATAATTTATCGCACATATCGTCAAGAATCTCTCTGGCAATCGTCATCACGCCTCCTTTGGAACGAAATGAACTACCTCTTCCTCCACGCCATCAGGACGAATCAGCTTCCCGCCTTCGGCCCTCAAGCCCCACACCGTCTTCCCTAGTTTGTATAGCCGATCGCCAATCTCCATCGTCTCGCGTAGCTCTTGCTCGTATGCCGTCCGATAGTAGACTTCAGGCCGCGCACCGGTTAGCCACGACTTCGCGGGGATCTTGACGTAGAACCACTCGCGCTTCGATCCGTGACCAGCCTCACGCCGCATGCGTCGGTAATCCGAGACAGTGACACCTTCAGGCCACTCCATGTCTTCAAGGCTCTTCTGCCACAGATTAGCCGCGCCGATTAGCCGCCGCGTGTCCAGCCCGTTCGATGCAAGGCACTCTCTCAACGTCCGCGATGAAGGATCCGTCACATCAACGACTTGCCCTAGCCTGTATACGCGCTCGGCTATCGTTGAATCTAACGATGCGAACGATGATAGCTGCGTTAGGATCTGCTCGCCCTCTTCGGCGTCGTGGCGGCGGTAGAACCATAGGTGTTTGTGATCGACGCGCCCGATACCGTGGCCTAGAACGTCTTGATTGTCGATGACCTCGAACTTGCCAGGATGGTGAACTATCTCAGATTCACCTTCTGGCATCCAATTCCCTACTCTCTCTAAAATCCACGGCCTCTCAAACTCAGCGATCACAAGCTGCCCAGTCTCAACCATCACATGAACTGGCGCATGTAGCGTAATCATGTTCTCTACCACGTCGCGTTCGTCTGAGCCGCCCATGCCTAATGGGATATTATGATGTACCTCTAACTGCTTGCGCCCTTCTTCAGACCTACCGTCGTATCCTGTAATTTGACAGCGATAACCATCAAGTTTCAACGCCTCTTCTCTTACAACACGAGATCTACTCACTTCGCACACCCTTCATGCCATGACAATTTCGCGCCTTTCTTTGAATTGCAACTCCTGCACGCCAGCGCAACATTATGTTCTGCATGTTCACCGCCCTTTGAGAGAGGAATAATGTGGTCAATCGTCATGTATCCTGGATCGTTCTTGTCGCCATCTATCAGCATGCTTCTTCCACAATATGCGCACATTCCGCCCTGTTTATCTAATAGTTTGTCTATTATTCCTATTGGTATCCCATCTCCATCTCGTTTTACGCTTCGCTTCCACTGTTCATGTAACCTATACCATTCTCTACCAGCGTCAGTGTTCCTCCATGATCTCTGTCTATCCCTAATTTCGTCCTTGTGCGTATCTCTATAAATCTTCTTACGCGCTCGAACCTCATCACGATTAGCCAAAAAATATAACCTTCCACTTTCCAGCCTTTGCTCTCTATATTTATTATAACTCTGTCTCAAAGATGCTTTTGCGCGTTCTGGATGCGCTATCCTGTAACGTCTCTGTGATTCACGATGATCTTCTAATTCATAGGGTTTTTTGATTTCTCCAGCTGATACATGCCTCCGCACTGTACTCCTGCTACACCCAACTATATTCCCAATCACCTCATACGTCATACCTTTATTTCTCAATTCAATCATCAACTCTTCGCGTATAGCTTTATGCCTAGACATCGCGCTCACTCTTCATCTTAGCAATCAACGCCTGGCGAATCGTGTCGTTCTTGTTCGATCTCGATTCCAAATAGGCAATTACGTCTGCATCGCTATCGTCATTCAGTTGCAGCGAGTACTTCACATGCTTCGCTTTCGTGTGTGGTTTCATGCCCCTCCTGGTTGGTGAGGCCGGTTACTGCACGATATTCTTCGCCCGAGTCAACTTAATGCTCGTCTGGCAACCCTCAGCAACGGGTAAGTTGTAACCGGCCACGTATCGAACGACGGATCATCCGCCCCTTGCGGTCCCCCGGGACCTCTAGTGGGAGCTTGGGCTTTGAGGCAGCACTGACGATCAATCAGCGCCATGTTCTTTCAGGGTTTGCGCGGTAGCAATCCGCTCTATTCGGATGATCTACTGGCGTAGCTATCGCCGCCGTCGTTCGCATCTTGTCAAAGATCAATATAGCATTATACCACACCACACACGCGTAGTCAAACCAACATGATCTGACAGCGGTACCCGTCGAGCTTCAGAGCTTCGGCGCGTACTGCTTGGGATCTGCTCATTTCTTCTCCCTATCCGAGCTGAACAGTGAGCCGTAGAGCTGATTGCGCTGATCGGTATTTAGCTTGCTTAATGGTATCAGACGACGCAAGTTCCCGCCCATCATTAACCCACCAAAGAGTACTAATATCATGCCCCACCAATTTTCGCCGCCGTATTCTGCGCCGCCGTAGACTGCTATAGCCGACCAAGCCCAGACCCAGCGTTTCGCGTCCATGCGCCGACCTATCCATCGGTCTAGTCGCCTAAACATCACGCACCCCTTTGCGCAGATTCTCTAGCAGCTCTTGCGGTGTCTTTGCCTTCCCCAGTTCTACGAGCAACGCGGCAATCACAAGACACGCGGTCTTCGCTTCCAGGTTCGTCTGTATCTCGCCGTAGACCCGAACGATTTCAGCGCAGCCTTCAGATGTTTCGCGTTGGGCGGCGAGGATATGGCTCACTTCAATCTGGTGGAACTCTCCCTCGCGGAATTGCTTCACGGTCTTGTCTCCATTCTTGTCGCTAAATGTGGCGCGAACAAGATCCCCTTGCATAAGCCATGCTCTTTCTTCAGCGTTCATCACTCACCCCCAGCATAGCGCACACCCAGCAAAGCGTGATCGCACGAGCCATCTCACCACAAGGGCACGTCACCTCTACCTTCAACGGACGGAACTTCATGACTGCCATTGGTCCAACCTGTATTAGGGCTCGTGCCTGCCACGTCAGACACGCACGAGTGCAGTTGCGCCCATCATCGACAGTGCCGAGCGCCCACACGCCATCCTTGATGGGAGCAAAGGGATCGAGTTCTCCATTGCTGCTGTATACGGACTCGAAGAGATCAGTCATGGCCGCGCCGATATCGTTGGGGTAGTCGGGAACAATCTCCATCGTGGCCCAAAACATCTTCGGAGCACCGGAATACCCTTCCTCACATTGCATAGGTGGCCAAGGGCTGTCAGATTTAGGTCTAGCTAGATCTAGCTCGAACGCCGACCCTAATCCATACTTGTCAACCTCCTCTTTTTCGACATGTATCTCTGGCACTCCATGATCGAAGGGCCATAAGACACACGGTTGATCCAATAGATTACAAACCTTAATCCGTATTTCATCAGTCGATAATGCTAGCACTCGCTCCTTTGTCCACACACTCATATCATACCTCCGTATCACTCACCACTAACATAGCGCACACCCAGCAAAGCGTGATCGCACGCGCCATCTCGCCACGCGGACAGTCTACCTCAACCTTCAACTGACGCCTCTTCTCAAAGCCCGTATCCTTCCACATCAGACACGCATGTGCGCAGTCGCGGCCATTGTGAACCGTGCCGAGTACCCACGCGCCGTCCTTGATCTTGCCGCCGGGACCGTATACGGATTCAAAGAGGTCTCGCATCGCTGTGCCGATGTTGGTTGGATAGTTTGGAAGTTCCGCGTGCAACCCCTCCCACGTCGGACGAGTGCCCCACACCTCGCCGTCTTCGTCGAATTCAAAGTCCGTGTAGTTATCCAACTCAGCGGCCTTGATCCGCAGCTCCTCGTTCGTCAGCTTCAGGATTGTTCGCTTATCCATCATGCTCCTTGGACGGGCATGGTTCTAGCTTGACCAATACCTCGACGATCGTTACTTCAGCCACTGGCTTCCAGAACTTTCGCCCGCTCTCGTTCATAAGCTTGACCCACTGAGATGAAGGCGATACCTCAATAACCCTTCGTTCCTCTATCCCAGTCGATCGAAAACCGCTACTGGTCGCTACCAGTATTCTTTTGCCAATAAGCTCTGTCATTTCGTTGTTCATGATTCCTCTTTAGGTGCGGAATTGAGTGTTCTGTTGCGTTTCTGCTTCCTCTATCCCCAGTGCTTTAGCCTCGCCGGGAAGCAGCCATCCGAATCTAGGTATTTCAGCCCATGCGATAATCGTAAGCGGTTCTGATTGCAGGCAACCATCAATCTTCCACCCGCCATCATCGTGTGAATAGTTCGCAACGTACAGTTTGCCACCAGGGAAGCAGATCGATATCAATGGTGCTATCAGCACTTCCATCCCGTGATCAGGAAGCCCTTCTTCGTCCGTCCGTATCCAGTTAATCGCATCGAGATGCACGACGCGGTTCTTTAGCCTTTCGATATTCCTATCTGCTGCCGTCACGCCATCCATCCCAACCTCCTTACAGGTTCACCTTCCGAAACACCTCGTCGATCTCATCACGGCTAATGCCAACGTAGCGCAAGGTCGTCTCTTCCCGGCTGTGGCCCAACGCCTGACGTATCATTCATCTGCCTCCATCCGAGCCAACAACACGCGCCGTTCCACCTCAATCTGCGCCCTAAGCGCCCGCTTCATCGCGCCGTTCTTGTTCTCTTGCCGGTTAAGGTACGCAACAATGTCGGCGTCATTCTTGTCGTGTAGTTGTAGCGTGAATCTCTCGACTGCCATGGTTCCTCCTTTCAGTTAAGCTAACGACCCC